AAAGCATATAAAAGGCGGCTGCTGTCCGGTTTCATCAAACTGGTAATAAGCGCAAGGCAAGCCGACCGATTCGACCATTTCAAAAATCTGTTCGTATGTCATGACCCGTAATTCTTTGAAAGATATTCGATTATTCTGTTGACTGCCTCATCGTTGGCCCATTCCTCAACCGGCGCTATATGTTCGATAGCGGGGACATCCCGACCGCCGCCACGTCTGGCGTGACCGTGTTCCAAAAGGTGGGCCAGTCTATAAGTCGGTTTATTGCCGTAGACGATCGCCTCGCAGGTCAAACGGCCTTTTTCCAGCTTATATGTCCAATGCTTCCCATATTCCCCGGTGTCGCGCGGGGATGTCTGCTTCAGCTTCTGAACGGCTTCTTTTGCCACCTGTGGGATGACCTCGGAAATGGCCTCCGCCGTTGCGCCCTGGTAAACCTTAAGGGTATCTTTTACTGCCCTGGCAAAGTCAAAGCGGTTGCTATTTCCCATTGGTTCCGCCCTCTCTCTGTACATACAACTCTAAATTGTCATTATCCCCGTAATACGTCCGATAAACCGCGTAAGTATCGCCGTTATACCGGACAAGGCGCTCGCCGTTATAATCCCCGGCGAAAATGACAAATTCAAAGTCAGGGTTCAGGCCGTTGCGGCCAGCGTCGAAAAACTCCGCCCGGCTTATTGACCGCACCCGGCAAAAAATAAGTTTTTCCGTGTAAGTTTTGACCGTTACGCCTTGCGGGGTCTTTGTTGCTTTGGGGGTAAGCAGATAAATAACATCTGACCTGTCCATCCGCTCACCTCCAAACGGTGTAGCCGGTGCATGTTGCTAATTGTGCCTTTTGCTCATCGTACGATCTCTTGAGCCGGTCATATTCTTCCGGCGCTCCAAAGTTCATAAGGAAGTAAGTGACCGCCGCATGTGTTACCAGCGCGTCAAGTTCTTCCGGCACTTTTACCCCGGCCACGCCCAAATCCAAGAGCGCCGCTGACAGCAAGCCGGACACCTGCAAGTCATAAGCGTCGGTTGTGATCCGTCCGGCTATTTTCGCAGCGCTTACAAGTTCAGGTGTTACACTTGCCATCTTTAGCGCCTCCCTTTTACTTCTTTGCCGTCTTCTTCGGTACGGACTTTTTAATCTCCACCGCAAGCCCCAGCGAAATAGCGCGGGCGGCCTGTTCGGGGGTAACCTCTACAGTCTGCCCGGCTTTGATTTCGAGGGTTGCGTCTTTAATGACCTCGATTAACATCAGGCTGCAGTAACCACCGCAAAGCCGTTCGGGCGTACAAGGTGGATGTCACCAAGGATCTTGCCGACGATCTTGACCATATCAGTTTCTGCCAGGCAGGGGTCCTCAATAATAAACTTAAAGGCCTCACCGTCCGGGAAGTTAGCCACAACGCCGTCCAGATCGCCAACCAGCATGCCAGTTACATTGCGGTTGAAAAGGACCTCAAAGCCGTTGAACGGGTCTTCGATCTTTGCACCGGTGGTTGCTCTGGCGTTCATGATGTTGGCATAGGTAATCTTGGAGATGATAACAACCGGGTTGACAGCTTCATCGGAAAGCCTTGCAAATCCAGCCATAGCGGCTGTATTGTCGATGGGGTTGGTGACCTTTGCGGAAAGGCTGGAAGCGGCGATTTCAGCAACAACGGCATTTTCAAGGGCAATTGCAAGCTGATGCCCGAATTCGTCCATCAGGTAGCGCATAAAGGCCTCGCCCTTCATGGCCAGCACGGTGTCGGAAACGGTGATCCATTTCTTGTAGTACTGCTCAACGAAATTGATGTAAGCAAGGGTCAGGGTTTCCTCCGCCGGTGCGTTCGCGCCCTCGGTGTGCTTCACGGCGCCGGTAGCGGATACCTCATAGCCTACGGAATAGTTACCTTTGACGTATACTTTGCGGATTCTGGACAGGATCGGGGACTTGTCCCAGTCAGTCCAAATAAAATCGTCAACGATGTTTGAAACCTTCACCGTTCCGCCGGTTGCGCCGGTGGTCAGGAGCGCTCTCTGCTCCGGGGTTGCATTGCCTTTGATGTACTCGGCAAGGGCGTCCATCATGGCCGCTCTCTGTTCTTTCTCATTCATAACGGGTTTTTCCTCCTGGAATGTCTTAACTACGGTTCCCGCGCCATTAGCCACGGCGCTTCTGATTTCGGCCTTTTTGGCCGCTTCTGCTTTTCTGGTTGCAAGCTCTTCATTAATGCCTCTGACCTCTGTTTCGAGTGCATCAAGGTCAGCGCCGTCTTTTTCGATCTCTTCCGGGATCGCGGCCCGGCGGCTTTCCAGTTCTTCAACGGTCATTTTGTTGAATTCCATGTTTTACACCTCTGATAAAATCCTTATTTTCTGTTTGCGTCTCTCAATTTCCCGCTTTGTGGCTCTTGCACTCTCCAGTGATTCCCGTGCGCTCTCCAGCGCTCCGGAAAGGCCCCTCTGCTGAATTGATGTCTCGGAATAGGCCGGGAAGGTCACGGCTGACACCTCAAACACTTTTGAAATGCTTCTTATATGCCTGGTTGGGTGTTCGCTGTCGATCTCGTCCCATGCGTCCCGGTCAACGATGAACATGAATGACATTCCGGTTATGTCACCGCGTCCGACCGCCGACCATAAACTCTTAGCATCAGCGTTGTTTTCCGTGTCCAAATTCACCCGGATATTCATGCCGCGCCCTTCAATAACTTCCAACTGCATTGTGCTGTTAGTGTTATTGTTCCGGCTCCTGGCAAGCGGGATCATGTTGGTATTGTGGTTAACTAAAAAACGGACATCGGTTAAATCCGTGTCCGCTAACGCTCCATTATCAATTATTTCGTCGTACCAGCCCATATTGTCCCGGCTGTCATAAACAACCGGTTGACCGGTTAAAAACTGGCCGTGTTCGTCATCGCGTTCCGCTCTGACCTCGAAATTAAAGGCCCTGATTTCTTTATTCATTGTTTTGTCCCTCGTTTACCTTTTCGTCAGCGTTCCAATATTCGCCGCGGATGATCCTGGCGTCCCCGCCGTCAACCGGCGGAAGGTTCCAAATGTCGCGAACGTCATTGATTGACATGATCCCCCGGTCTAGCATCTGACTGGAAACGTTTAACTTTTCCGCGTTGCTCAGATACTGGAGCCGGTTTGCGGTTGCCGTGATCTTGTTTCCCTGTGATTGTTCGCGGAAGGTGAAAAGCATCTTTGTTCCGACCTCCGAAAACTGGATTGCAAAAGGCTCAATCCCGGTTTCGTAGTAGGCCGTCCACTTATCGCCGTAAGCCTTGCCCTGTAGCACGTCCTCATTCATCCCGAAATAGTCAAAAACGCCGTCACGAATAACTTTCATTTGCTCAGCGTCCACAACCCACGGTTTAACATCGACCTGCTTAATATTGCTGTAGGTATTCGGGAAAAGTAAAAGGCCGCCGCCCTCAGCCTCAGAAGAAAAATTTTCTTCTGTAAAGCGTTTCCGCTCATTGGCAAGGTCGGAAGCCTTTGCAAAGTTTGAAAGCTGCGCCATAAAGCGATAGGAAGCCGCACTCTTGACGCCCTCTTTGATGCCCTGATTTTGGATGTGAATCAGGTCCATTGTTGGATACAGCGCCGAATTTGTTTCCCCGAAAAAGTCATTGCTATACTGGAACCGCGTCATAATACCGCAATTGTCTAATTCAATCGCGGCCCGGTTGCCGTGGTTGAATTGATAACGCAGATACGGCACGCCGTCAAACTGCATGATTTCGCATTTTGTGGGCAACGGTGCATAAATCCCCGACGGCTCACCGTATTCGTCATATACAGGGCAGATAAACGCCGTGTTATGTACGTCTAGGATCGTGGACAGCCTGTATAAAAACTGTGACCACGTCTGAAACTGATTCGGTCCGTGTTTAAGCTTATTATGTAAAGCCGGTTTTGCCGCCCCCTGTACCTCAACACGCAATTTGCTGATATGGGTAGCCCTGGTATTGATGACAGCGCGGATCAATTCAGATTCGTATACGCTCCCGCCGTAATTTGTGAAGTGTGGCGTGTAGCCATTCAACAGTCTGAAATATTCCATCCGGCCCTGTTTCTCTTTCGGGCGGTTCCCGAATATCTTGTCAAAAAGTCCCATTGTTTATCCCTCTTTAGCGAACTTCCATCTATAGCCGCCCGCCGTGTTATAATGCGGCACGCCACGACAACAACCGGAAATTCCTTTTTTGTTTATCCCTTTGGCTCTTGCCGCTTCATTTATCGACGAAAATCTTTCGCATGTGTCTATGCAAATAACCGCCGCTTTATCTGCCCCGCCCGCGTGGCTATCTTTCATTCTCTGAATCTGCTCTTTTGTGCGTTTTGCTTTTCCTTTACCTTTTCGGTTTCGGCTCATCAGCTTTTTCGATTCTTCAGAATGTTTAAAGTGTTCGCCGCCGTTCGTCAGGTTATATCCGCGCGTTTTGTCCGTTGTTTTGTATTCTGCTATAAGCCATTGCTCGATATTGCAAGCGGTTTCCTTGTCCATTCCGGAAAATAAAATAAGGTGGTCAAAACCACCCCACCCATATTTTTCTATTGCGTCATTAAAATGTTTATTCTTCCGGTATCCGCGCCCGTTTGCCCAACGCTTTGTCGGTTCGTCTGATGTAATGCCAATATATCTTTTACCGTTGTACTTGTTGACGTGCATGTAAACAGTAAAACTATTCTTCATTCTTTAGCTGTCCCCCAATTTCGCCATACCATTTCTGCCTCACCGTCATCGCGTCCAGTAAGGCCGCTGTGCCATCAATGTGCAAGTTTGGGGATAGTTTAACCAGCTTCCCGCGACCTCGTTCTGTGGACATTTTGACGGCGCTGTTTAGCAAATGGGCCTTAAGCAAGTCATTATTTCCTATATGGATTTTGTTGTCTTTAAGCAATCCTTCAGTTTCCCTTATTACAGGGTATAAATTTTCACCCTGATAAACCGAGTCCATGTGGAAACCTTCGCTTGTCATATCCTGGACAAGGTATTGAGCGCTAAACCGGTCATAACCGACCTGCAACGGGTAAATCTTATAATCCGTTACCAGCGACATAAACCAGTTATAACAGTCGTGATAATCAATAAAATTGTCCCCGGACGGGGTAAGAAGGCCCCGCGTTATATAGTGCTGATACGGCAAGCCGTCTCGCTGTGTGGCCTCGTCTATCCTCTCGGACGGAAGGAAGAACTTACTAAAAACATATAGTTCGCTGTTCTTTTCGATCACGACGCAGCACGATGTCAGGTCGGTGGTCTGTGATAGGTCGATGCCGCCGACACAGTAGCAGTTTTCAAAATCTTCCAGTTTCAGCGCCTCCCCGCTTGCATCCTCGACAACTTTAGCTTCAAGCCATGCAAGGGAAGAATTCTGCTTCAGGCAGCAATACTTTGTGATAAATTCCGCTTTCTTGGAAAGGGAACCTTCTGCGATAGCTATTTCCTCTAGTAGATAATCGACACTTACGGAAACGCCTAAATTCGGGTTGCTTTTCCGCAATTCGTTTATGTCGTTCCATTTGTCAATGTCGTCTATCATGTAAAGAAGCGGCAACAAACGCTTTTCTTTTGAATCTCCAAGAAGAAAGCGCGTTGACCGCTTCATTAACTCATCATAAATTGAATCGTTGACATAGCCAGATGTTGTGCAAGAAAGCATCAGCCCTTCCGGCCTTGCGCCCATAGCTGATTTCATTACTTCATATTGTTTAAGTCCCTGATCGCCTTGCCAGCTTGCGACCTCATCGCAAATGGTTAATGATGGGTTAAAGCCGTCCGATTTTTTGGCGCTGAATGCTATTTTTTTTACGGAACTATTTGAAGCCGGTATATATAAATCGCTGACGCGTTTTTTGGGTACTGTCGGATCGTCCTCTACCTTGCTATGCGTAGCCTTTCGCTTTTCCTCTACTGCTTCCCGTTTCTCTCTCAAGGCCGGGTCAAGTTGAGTCATTAGCCACGTATTATAATAAATAATTTCGGCTTGCTCTAATTTAGGGGCTAAACAAAAGATTTTAGCACCAAAGCCGCCGTCAATCTGAAACATATAATTTGAAATTGCCGACGCTAAAAGCGATTTTCCATTTTTCCTTGCAACGACAAGAACCACTTCTCGAAACTGCCTGTTTCCGTCATGGTCTACAATCCCAAAAACGGAAGAAACAAGCGCCTTTTGCCAAAGCGCCAGCTTTAACGGCCCCGGCGCGAGCGGCCCTTCAGTATGGAAACAATGGTTTTCTATCCACTCAATAGCTAAATCGGCGCGACGCTGATCAAACGAAAATCGCCCGTTTTGTATTCCTTCCACAAGATAACTATAAATATTTGTTATATAGCGCCCCGCCGTTTCCGCACCGTTCTTCAATTTTTGGTGATATGCGTAAATATAATTATCCAACCATATCAGCCCCTTTTGACGCGTTGCAAGAAAAATGTGCAAGCCTGACATTCTCCCACGAATGAACCCCGCCTTTTGACAGCGGCTTTACATGGTCAATGCTTGGATACTTTTTGCTTGCATACCTCTTGCCGTTTATCATATGATAATCGCCCCATTCGACTGGCAGTCCACATAAATAACAACAGTTATTATCACGGGCGGCCACTTCTGCAAGTGTTATATTACAGTCAATAACCGCCGACCGCTTTCTGGCTCTTCTGGTTGCGTCATTTCTTTTATGCGCATTTGCCCTAGAACACACATAGGAACAAAATATTTTATTTCCTCTTGGATCGCATAAAAAAGCGGTATTGCACTCAGGGCAAAACCGCATTATATAAGCAATATTTTGTTGTTTCTTGGGTTGATGCCATATCCCGGCGCTGTGTAATGCTTTATAGACTGTTGTTGCGCTAATACTTAGCAGTTCTGTAATTTCATTTACCTTTTTCCCGCTGTTATGTAACTCAATAATTCTATCTCTATCATATTTAGTTTTATCATGCGGCCCATATGCACCGCGCTTAAAGCGTATCCCATTTTTTGCACCTATCTGGCGCACATAATTGCGGCAAAACCCGGTTGCCATTGCCGCATCATCTAAGGAACCTCCGGCCCGCAAAATATCTAATACCTGTTGGCGCGCTTCTGCGCCGCGCCTTATGACCTTACCCATAAATTACCGCCTTTCGTAATTATGCCTTGATAAATCGGCAAAGAAACGGCCAAGGCCAGCCGCTTTCGTGTAGCTATCACTATCTTTGCCGAATTACGCCATTCGAGGGGGGAAAACTAAAGAGAAGGGACCGCTGACCGGTCTCCAAAGTTGTCAGATAATTCAAACAATGGGGGGGCTATACCGCTTCCACTTTCCCGTCCGCGCGTACAATATAACGCCGGTCATTGTGCCGGTGTACTTCTGCATGACAATCTTGACACAGTAACATTAAATTATTCCACGCCAGACTGACAGCCGGGTCCCCTATGTTGTCCGGGGTCAAGTGCCGGATGTGATGCACAACTTTCCCGGCCCGATATAGTCCGCGGCTTAAACACAGTTCACACAGCCCGCCTTTACTTCTGGCGTATCCGTCCCGGCACTCTTGCCACGCCCTCGACTTATAAAACCTTTTAGCATACTCTTGCATATATCTATAACAACAGGACGCGCGGACAACCAGACGCGCCCCGCCATTGCAAACCCTTCCGGGTAGTTGCCAATTAAAAAGGACCGCTCACGCGGCCCCAACAAGAAAGGAGTTAAACAGTATGAACAACGCTCTTTATTAATCTCCACTTACAATATAACATAAGGCTTAACTATAATTAAATATAGTCTTTGTATAGTTCAGCAAAAGCGGCCAATGCTTCTTTGCGCAACTGGTATATTCTCGGTTCCGTGTATTGCATACGGTCTGCGACTTCTTCCCACTTCAGCCCAGATACATAATAAAGAGATAATAATTCCCGTTGCTTAGGTGACGGCAACCGATCAATCTGGCTTTGTATCTTATCAACTAGCCTTTGCTCTTTCTCGATCTGCTGCGCTATCTTCCGGTCAATCCCGTCCAGCTTTGTCATCAGCCTGGCCATCTTATCTCCCGGCGATGTCTGCACACGGTCACCCAGCCCCGGCGATGACAGCCCGATCATCCTTTCGCGGATGTTGCCACGCCGATCCTGAAGCCGATCAATCTTCAGCCGTATGTAATATATCTGACTCAGATATTCTTTGACCGTCATCTGCTCTCCTTACTTTGTCAATTGTTGCCCACGGTATCCGCTCTTGTAAATCATCAATAGTTATTTGCAAAAATGTTTCTGTCGCTTCAATCTTTGCCCGCCTCGGTTCCAGCGCGTCGGTCTGTAGGTTTTCCAGTATGATCCACTCTTCCACTTTTCCGCCCCTCTCTCAGCGGACACCATTTCGGCCGCCCTGTTGCTGCGTATGGTACTAGCCAAAATTTGTCCGTCCTTGCCTGGCAATACATCGGCTTTTCTTGGTGTAAGCACGGACACGCTGCACATGTTCGTGGCATGTCACGCCCTGGTATAACTATCATTTGCCCTCCTCGTACGGTTCCGGCAAGGGCATCCAGGCACGCACAAGCGCAATCCCCGCTATCCCGTCTACGTCCCACTCTAACCACCCGCCCGGATAGAACATCGCCGTCCTTATATCCCTAACAGTACCGCAAAGCGTATAGTAGACAAGATACCGCCCTTTTTCTTCCGGCAACCTCTCACTGCACGGTATCCATTTTGTTCCTCCCAGTGCTTCAAACGCTTTTCTTGTTGCAACGATAAGGGAGTCTCGTTCTGTCGGCCTGTTGGCAAGTACATCATCAAGGATTCGGCACACTTTATCGCACTGCTCTTGTCTAATCATTCTTGCTCACCATCCTCCTTGTATGGTTCAGGCAATGGCATCCATGCAACCACCTCGTCATCCCAGTACGTCGCATTCCATCTATACCCCTTCCAGATAACATGGTATTCCGTGGTTTCCCAATAGCACCCCTCGCCCGTATAATCCTTCGTGGACAGAATGACACTCTGTCTTGCGGTCGGCAACCTCTCACTCACCGGAATCCATTGCGGGCCGGGTTCGATAGTCGGCTGTTCCTGTATCGCCTGTAAAATTCCAATCCGCGTCATTCCCGGCTCGATGCTCGTCATGTCATGCTGTACTGGATAGCATTGACGATTGATTGTTTCCATCAGTGCATCCGCACCAATCAGTCTCATTCGTCCACCTCCAACTCGATTCGACAATCACCATGCACTGTGCCTATGAATACCGGCTTCAGCTTGCTGTCCAAATGTACTGTGTGCCAACCGTATTTCGTCTCTGTAATGCTCTCAGGTTCGATGTCACAATCGATTTCAAAGACCACTTCTGCGTCATCATCATAATATGCAAGGTTGTCTTTCAATTCCCGGACATTCATCTTTCTTCGTCCTCCCTCATATCCGCACCGCAATGCGGGCAAAAATTCATATCAGCCGACCCCTGGAAAACCTCAAGCCATTTATGGCAAACCGAGCATTCATATCCAACGGCTCCGGCTTGTTCTATCCACTTCCCACGCTGGCGGGCGGCGGGTGTGACGGTCGGTGCGTCGTATACATCATGCTTAAAAGCCGTCCTCTCTGTGAGGATAGCAGACCAAATTTTCCACTCTTCTATTTTTGACTCATCGTTTCCTATCTTGCCAACATATGAAAGAGCCTGAGCTTCTAAGTCACACGCTTTTTCGTACAGATTATCAGCGTCCACCAGTCTCATCCTCATCGCCTCCAATCCACTTTACGGCTGTTGCATCTGACCACCCACACGTGCACCAGTACGAATATTTCGCCGGATATGTTGTAAGCACAACCGTTTTGTCAAAGTAAATCTTTCTCCCACATTTCGGGCACTCAATGTCAGTCCGAACCTGACCAAAAGTTTTATCTGAAACACCATTGTTCAGAAACTCATCCCATGTCATCCCTCATCGCCTCCCTTTAATGACTCACGTATCACACGCATCCCCAATGCTGTTGCCAAAAACCATACACCTCTGATTTCTCCAATGTTCGCACAGTACATAATCAGCATCACGGCGGCGATCGTAATACCGCAGTCAATCGCCTTCCACACCTTCATCCTGTTTCCTCCATTCTTTCCTTGTGTTCCATCGCCTGACTGCATCGCATCTTTGCCAATACAGTTTGTCCTGCGCAATACCGCATTTGCATCGCACGAAATACCTGTTTTCTCCACAATCCTCAATCACTGGCATCCGCCCGCAAAATGGACATGGTTTCAAATCAGCCATCCTCTCTCCCCCTCATATCCGCGCCGCAATTAGGACAGTAACTATCAGTTCTACACATTCTGTTATCAATCTCGCCACATACGGAACATTTCAATACCTCAAGAACGTTCCATCTTCCCTCATTCACATTTATCCACTTCCCCCGCTTCCTTTCTGCCTCTGCTTCCTTCTTTCCCCGCTCATAGGCCGCACGCCATAGCTTGTCGCTGTAGGCGGATAAGTCGGGCTGTGCGGGCGGCACTGTTTCGAGTGCAAGAACATCAGCATCATATTGATTCCTTGCGCCTAACTCATAATCACTTTCGGCCCATACCATCGGTCTTTCGCCAAGCGCATCAATCGCCGCCTGTCTGTAGATTGTATCCATTTTGCCGCTTTTCTGTCTCATGCATGGTTCTAGAGTAATCTCTATTTCATCAAGTCGCTTGGCGAGCAAACACCCGTCTTCCCCTTTGTTGAAAGAGCATTCAGGACAGCTTATGCCCTTGCATATCTCATCGTCAAACTTCATTCATTCTCACCCGCCTTTCTGCCTCATTTCACAAGCAAATCCCTTCCGCACATCGGGCAGTACCTGATTTTTGCGCTTCCATGCCAACCATTTGCCTTCAGGCTTAACTCCCACCCGCTCACGCCGAAACGGACAAATGCGTGTCCGTTCTTTTCCAGCGGAGTCACAAAGCCATCCGCATCTTCATTGCAGTATTCGCAGAATCCCAAACGTACACGGAGTTTGTTTTCGTATCTGCCATGTCTGCATAACGCACAGTATTCACACGATTCTGTCTGTGCGGATGGCATCTGCTCTAACGCTTTACATATTTCATCCGTATACAGAAATTCTGCATGATTTGGTCTATCTAAAATTGCCATAAGCACATCAATCGCCGCTCGTCTGCTGACAGCATCTGCGCAAGTGCTGTGCAAGTCCTGTGCAAGTTCTGACTGTGCGGGCGCTATCAGTCGAAACACCTCCACATCCGGGCAGATGTCCGGGCACTTGCCACGATCTGAACATAGTTCGCAGTGGGCATCAATCGCCGCTTGTCTGTAGATTAAGTCATTACTCATTC